TCCTTGACAATGCTGACGCTGATGTAGGCAACTTTGAAATCTCGTTTACAGATGCCACTTCTGGCAATGATCTGGGCTTTGTTATGAGTACCGCTTACCCTGTGAGAATAACAGGTGGTGTTGGTGCTTCAGCCGCAACGGGCGGTAATATTGAGTTGCGTATTTTCTATCATGTGTATGATCTGACATTCGGAACAGATGGCAGTGGCTCGTAAGTAGGACAACTGAAAGGAGGGTTCTGTAATGGCAGGCTCAGACATTACCGCTACAACGGCGGAAGACTCGCAAGCTGCGTCTACTACCTTTATTGCAGCCGCGGCTAGACCAAATTTGGTGTTTACGTTAGCCAAAACTGAATTTCCTTCTAGCAATTCTTTTTCAGCCCGTAAATTAACTGTGACCACTACAGGAACAGCAGATAATGGAAAAACGGTAACTATCGTTGGAACGGACTTGAATGACAAGTCTATAACAGAAGTAATAGTTTCCACTGGAAGTGCTGAAACTATTTCTGGAGTTAGGTATTTCAAAACCATTGTTTCTGCTACGTGTAGCGCACAGTATGCTGCAAATGTTTCGCTAGGGATGACAAACTTAGTTACTATGTCGCTCATCACAGGACGGACTAGGCTAAAAGCGTTTACCAATATTTCTAAAGCGGCTTCCACAAGAATAGATTTTATTGATGGTTTTGCTCCAGCCGACGATGCGGCGTCTACAGTTTTTAGTACAAAAACCAGTGGCGTTGATAATGCGGCAGACGATGTATTTCTTCCAGAAGAAGGGGTTTTGTTTAAACTCAATCTAATGGTTCAATTTGATTTATCTGGCGCACATATGATAACGGCGTTTCACGCATAGGAGTCGGAGATGACTTCTAAAAGCAAAGGCGAAATGCCAAAGCGCAATAAAAAGAACTTCCGCCCCACTGAATCTGGGGCGGGAATGACTGAAGATGGTGTTAAAGCATACAAGCGTAAAAACCCCGGATCAAAGTTGAAAACAGCGGTTACGGGAAAAGTCAAAAAAGGAAGCAAAGACGCCAAGCGGCGTAAGTCTTATTGTGCGAGGTCCGCAGGTCAAATGAAGAAGTTCCCTAAAGCGGCTAAGAATCCTAACTCAAGGTTGCGTCAAGCACGTAAGCGTTGGAAATGTTGATGAAAGCAGAAGAGGTTTTAAGGCTTATGGAAAAGCATGAGCTAGAGTCTAACCGCCGTTTTGAGCGGATTGAGAAACAGTTAGAACGGCTGGATATGCGCCTATGGGGTATTGCGGCCTTAATTGTGGCTGCCGCTATAGCAGAAAGGTTTTTGTAATGGCAAAAAACTACAACCGTAAATCAAAATCTTCTTCTAGTAAAAGCAAGGGCAGCAAGATTTGTCCCAAAGGAAAAGCTTGGGCACAACGAACTTTTGATACTTATCCAAGTGCTTATGCTAACATGGCCGCGTCTAAGTATTGCAAGGACCCTAACTACGCCAAGGGTGCTAAAGGTAAGAAGAAAGCGTCAGCATAATGGGTGAGCTAAAAAAATGGCGTGACCAAGATTGGGTGAGGATCGGTACAGATGGTAAAATCAAGGGTAAGTGCGGTACTTCAAAAGATAAAAAGAATCCTGACAGGTGCCTTCCAAGGAGTAAAGCTCAAAGTCTTTCGAAAAACCAGAGAGCCTCTACCGCAAGAAAAAAGAAACGAGAAGGTGGAAAAGGTAAGACCAACGTCAAGAACACAGAAGCCGCGGAAGTTAAATTTGCCCGTGGCGGAGGTGAAATCACAGTCCCAGAGACCAAGGCCAAGAGGAAGACCCCGAAAGCATCCAAAAAAGGGGTAGTTGCTCGCGGATGCGGTAAAGTTTTAAGAAGGAAGCGAACAACTGGTTCGGTAAGTGCCTAAAGGAGGTTCCAATGGCAATGAAGAAGAAAACTAAAGGTTACCGCGGTGGCGGAAAAATTAAAAAGATGTCTAAAGGTGGCGCTGCGGGCGGAAAAGTTAAAAAGATGTCTAAAGGCGGGGCTATGGGCGGCAAGATGCGTCGTATGTCCAAGGGCGGTGCTGCGGGCGGCAAGATGGTTTCTAAAATGAGCATGGGCGGTGCAGGCATGACTATGGCTCAGTTACGTTCTGCGGCTGCGGCCAAGGGCATGACGCTATCTCCAAATAAGAAAATGGCTAAAGGTGGAGCGGCAAAGAAGAAGTAAATGTCGTACCTTTATTCAAATATTCCTTATTTTAAGGCATGGGTTCGTCGTGAGTATACTCATAACCACGAAAAATATCATGGAGATTTTCTACATGCTATGGTTATTGGTGTTACGACGATCCCAAACAGGTGCTTGAGTTTTCAAGTAATGTTTACAGGCGTTGAAGCTGAAGATGAGGAAGAAGACGCGGTTCATGGCGGAGCTATGTGGGCAAGAATGCCTATAACGGCTTTAGTTGGAGATATTCCTTTATCGGAATGGCCGGAGCCTATGGAGACATATGACGCTCAACCGTGGGACTGCGCTTCTCACACTCATGCTGTTTTTGTTATGGACAGGGCCACTCCATGTCCTTGGTTTGCAAAGATAGGTGGAAACATGTTGCCTGCCAAGTATTTATTTACTGTAGATTATACTGATAGCGAAATTGCAGATGATCCTGCTCAACACAAACAGAATCATGTCTTACAAATCTTAGATAGCGAAGAAGCGCCTCAATGGGCCGGAAACATTGTAGCGTTACCTAACAACCGTGTGCGTGTTACGCATCCGGCGTGGTTTTCTACTGGGGAAGGCGCTCCTGACTTTAAGCCGTCGCAACATATACACTATTCAAAATCTGATTTAGACTATACACTAGATGTAAATCGTATCTTTGATAATCTTTATCAGGGGGAAGAGTAATGACTGTTTCAAATTCTAAGGATTTTGAATTAGATGTAACGGAGTACATTGAAGAAGCTTTTGAGCGTTGTGGCTTAGAAGTTCGTACAGGTTATGATCTTCGTACAGCTAAGAGGTCTTTAAATCTCATGTTAGCAGAATGGGCTAATAGGGGGTTAAATCAATGGACAATTAAACAGCGGACTTTATCGCTTGTTCAAGCGGACGGAGAATATCCGTTAGACCCCGATATTATTGACGTGCTTTCAGTAGTGATTAGAAGGGACAACACGGATTATGCTTTGAGCCGTGTGAGCCGCGACACGTTTATCACTATACCTAACAAGACGACTCAGGGCCGACCTACGCAATTTTTTCTTGACAGGCAGATTACTCCTAACTTGAAGATTTGGCCTGTTCCAGAAAACAGCACGGATATTATTCTGTATGACGGTCTTACCCGAATGGATGATGGTGACGCTCAAGTTAACACGATGGACATGCCCTTTAGGTTTTACCCCTGTCTCGCGGCGGGTTTAGCTTATTACATTTCTATGAAACGCGCTCCAGATAGGATACAACTTTTAAAAGCTGTATACGAGGAAGAGTTTGAAAGAGCCATGACGGAGGATCGAGATCGGTCTTCCTTTAACGTGGTTCCGGCGTATCAATACTTTAGGACGACGTAATGCCTAAGTTTGCATCAGGAAAGAATGCGTATGCTATATCGGACCGTTCAGGTTTTAGATATAAGTATACTGACATGCGCAAGGAGTGGAACGGGCTTCTTGTGGGCAGGGATGAATGGGAGCCCAAACAGCCCCAACTAGGTCCTTTTAAAAAGGTTACGGACCCTCAAGCGTTGAAGGATGCCCGACCAGATTCGGCTGATCCAACGGGAGCTTTTTTAGTAGTAACTACTAACGGTATTATTTATTTAGGAAACGGCAACTGGAGTACAGCGGGAACGGCTGAGTTGCCCACAGAAATACCTTTGACGCCTTCTTTAGAGAGTTCTGTTGGAACGGTCACGGTGGAGGTAACATGAGCTTTACATATGATCAGTTAAAGGCTGCAATTCAGGCTTACACAGATAACGACGAAACGACGTTTGTTAGTAACTTAGATACGTTTATTAAGATAGCGGAAGAGCGTATACTAAAGAGCGTACAATTGTCGTTGTTTAGAAAAAACTCTACGGCCAGAACCACTATAAATTATCAATACCTACCTGTTCCGTCGGATTATCTTTCTACTTTTTCTTTAAGTTTGGAAGGGAGTAATGGAGATAAGGTTTTTGTGGAGTTAAAGGACCCAAGTTTTATTCAAACATATACTCCTGACTCCACTACTTACGGGACTCCTAAATATTACGCGGTATTTGATTTAAATTACTTTATATTAGGCCCTACTCCTGACGCACAGTATATCGCGGAGCTACATTATTTTTACCGACCTGTCAGTATAACGGAAAGTACCGCGGGGACTGACACTACATGGTTGAGTAAAAATGCGGAGCTAACTCTCCTTTATGGGTGCCTTGTAGAGGCGTACATGTTTATGAAGGGGGAACAGGACATGATGGCTTATTACGATAAGCGGTTTACAGAATCTCTAACGGGTTTAAAGCTTTTAGGAGAGGCCAAAGAGCCCACCGACGAATACCGGACGGGAAAAGTTATAAGGGCTAAACAATAATGTTTAATATTAAAATGGATGTTCCTCAACACGAACCAATTGTTGGAGTGCAAACAACGCATAACCGCGGATTCACTCCGGAAGAGCTTTCTCAAGACTGCGTAAGCAAGTTGATAAGTGTATCTGATTCAACACATCCTGCGATTAGAGATCAGGCAAACGAATATAAAACACAAATGGAGCGCACTGTTGCTTATTACATGCGTGAAGCTATTCGCAG